TGCCTGTGCTCCTCCTGAAGCCCTAGCGCCTGATCCTCCGGCGCTTAATATAGGGTTTAATCCTGCTTTTCGCAGGTCTTGTACTTCCCACTGATGGGCGTTTCTCGCCATCTGCTTTTGGAATCTCATCGACTTACTAGCCGATGATTGCCCAAATAAACCTGATACTATAGACCCGCCAACCGAGGCAATGGCAGAGGCAGTTCCTGTTACTGGGTCCATTTTAAAACCTCGCTAGTCCTGGTTGGGAGAATAGAGCCATTGGTCTGACACAGTTTAATTCCATATATGAATCAAAAATAAATTCTGGTTCTGAAGGTACAGCCACCACACGATCAATTGGTGGATTCTCTTGAATAAAAGTATCGTCCAGGAGAGGTAGTGATCCGAATTCTTGTGATAAGTGCCACATATCCAAAGGAGTAGTATGATTTGATCTCATTTGTCCTGATAGTATCGATGGTTTGTATTTATACTCGGCATAACGTTCCTGGTATCCAAAAACGAGCTCGTCATTTGCTGAAGCGTCCGCATAAATTTCTTTATTCAGTACAGCTTGTTCTGATATGTTTTGAAGGTTTGGCCAAAAGAAGTCGTACCTAGTTGATCTATCGAACATTCTATTTAGCCCTTGTTGATAGGTGAGATCGGCAAAAATTACGCAGATACCCATAACAATTGAGTGTTCAACAAATGATTTTGTAAAACCTGAGCCATTTACTGACACTGTCCCCATTGCTGACAAATTACCCTGTGGGCTTGTTGCATCCGTTGAGCTTGTTTGTGCAATAGGTGAAATATTAATATTAAAATCGCCGCCGCCTAAAAATTCTGGGCGGTTTAATCTTGCATCCGGGGATGTGACGTTGAAAAAACTTTTGACGATTTCCTTGTACCTGGTTCCGCCTCTGGCCTCTTGCTCTAGCATTTGCTGAATAGCGACTGATTGTCGCATGGTGTTAATAGTTGCTGCAGTTGCTGATGATAAATCAGCATATAATGCATAATCTTCTGTGGTTGTTGTTCCAGCCATTGTAACATTTGTTGAATTAGCTAAAAGCTCTTGCCAGTCGCTTTGATTATCAGAATATATACCTGGTTTTCCACCAATAGCTACAGAAGATGGTGCCGTCACTGGGGCTGAATCTCCCAACGGCATTGCTACTGACTCTTGTTTTTGCGGCCAAGGTAGGCATGAAGTGAAATAGTCATGTCTCTTGCCTCTTTTTAATAATCCCCAAGGTATATCTGTAGTTGCGGTATCTGGCCCATCATCTGTTTTTACATTTACACGATCTTGTAGGTTTTGATCTCTAAACCATTCATTCCAAATCGTTCCGTATGCTCTATGAAATAATGACGAGGGCGGATTGGGGAACGCTACTCCCGTAGGTATTCCGAAATAATCAGATAATGATCCTTCAACATGCGCACCCGATCCGGTTACCGGTACCGTATAGTCGATTGAATCGTCTGGGTCCAGCCTTTCACCCATGAATTTTGGAAAATTGTCCCATATCAACCTTAGAGGACAATCAAACCAGAATATTGACATTTTTAAATTATCCATTAACGGATAAATTGGTGTAGCCATACGGGCGAATATATTTGCTCGCATTTTGAACGTGTCACCTGGTAGAGCCTCGTCTACATAGAAAGGTACCAAGTACCCAGAATCAAAAGTTGATTTGTGTCCATGAGATCGATTGAATGATGATCTTTGAATATTTGCATGTGGAATCTGTGCGAATCTATTTGATGTTGTACTTTGCATTTTTTTATCCTGTGGTTTAATTATGGGCCTTTTGTCGAGTAGTGCCCGAACTCGTCTCTTTAATCTACTTTCTGTAGTAGCATTTCAGTTGGTGTTTTAAATTCAATCACTACGCCAAGACTTGTGATTTTGTCCTGGGTAATCCAGCCCGTATCTTCGTTATATGATCCAATGTGGAATAGTACATAATCCTCTGGATATTTTCCGAACTGGTGTTCGGGGTTATTTGCAGCATCCGTAATTTCACGGATTGCCATCGCTTTTGTTTTTAGAAAAAAGGGCTGTAGATATGCTTCTGCTTTTGAATCGTATACTGTAAAAATTTCCATTATTTTTCCTATATTGTTGATTTGAGAAAGTTTAACTGTGCTTCTTTTACGCGTCGTTTAGCTTCGAGTCTTTCCGGCGTCTGTTCCTGGTGATTAACCAGTGATTTCCGTTTTTGTCTGTTTTTATACGCTTCCATTTTATCTTCGAATTCGTATATTGAATCATAGTATGCAGGAGGTTTTATTTCGTACCCGTTGAAAACCACTGAATCAGCTGGGTAAACTTCATTTTTATAACGTTGATACCATTCGTAACTGAGTCCTTTACCGCTTGTACCGCCTCTCGACATTGTTGCGTATTCTGGTTCCAATTGAATAATTTGGCCATCTTCTGTGATACGTTCATAGTATTTTAACCCTGCTTCGTTTAGTTCTTCTGCGCCTTTTCCAGTCATCTTTTTTGTCACATACCTTGCAACATATGCACAAGATTCGAAAGTGACGTCTCCAGTGATGCACATCCCGTGTTGCCAAATACTGTCCAAATGCTCAGAACTATAGTTAATAATCCCATCGCGCTTAGAATAAAGATTTTTATCTTCAAAATCATGATTAAATAGTATTGCATGGTGGTGTGGTCTTTGTGTTTCGTCTCCATATTCGCCGCACTGAAAGAATTTAATTTTTTTTGGGTGCACTTGGTATCTTAAGTCTTTCATGAATTTAACCATATGCGCTTTGTTTAATGATCCATATTGTGGGATTTTTTTATCATCATAAGTTAATGTGATGAATGAATTTTCCTCGTGTAATTGTGCTTCGTGCATCATTCTGATAGCCCAATTTTTACTTTTATTTAGTCGACAACCTAGACACTGACCGCATGGCAGTAGTATTGGCTTTTGTCCTGGTTCTGGTTTTTTAAAGACTATTTTTGCCTTTTTGTTTTTGGTTTCCCCTGGGCCGATGTATGCATCCAGGGGAGTATAACAGGTCACTTTATGAACCCTAGTGTTATTAGAGGCGTCCGCCGCCTCTTAGGGGCCGTGGTGATAGGTTGGATCGGTGTGTTTTTCCTGCTGTTTTGCGAAACAGTTTTTTTGAACTTCTCTTTTTCATTTTGAATCGGTTTTTCATAGCCTTTGCCTATTGTTGGTTCGTTATTCATAGTCGGCCTCTTTTAATAGTTTGTCAAGTGATTCGATTAATGTTAGCCGATACTTTCGCTCGGCTTGTAGTTTGTCCTGGGTAAGTTGTATTTTTATATCCGCCAGGCGGATGAGATTGTTTAATTTTGCTATTAGTCTACCTCTAATCATTTTTTTCAACCTGTGATTGAATCCAATCCAGTTGACCTTCCTGGAGTGCGTTTAATATTCTTTTATATGACCTGAGTACAGACCTTTTTTTTGATATTTGATCAGAATGGAACTTTATAGAACCCTCGATTGTTTCTATTGATTTTATTACCTGGTCTATTTGAGTACTGTTATCCATTTTATTTTCCGTGTTTGTTTAGAGAGACTTTATATTATTATATTCTGGGTCTTATGTGAAAGACCCTTTAGTTCTAAGGTTAGAACTTTTTGACTGACTTTCGTCAGTCCTGACAGTTACATCAAGGAATTAACTGTCTGACTGGCGCGCGTTGCTTGCCGGATGGAACAAAAAAGCGGGATGAACCCGCTGATTTGTACCATCTTTATTTTACTCCTCTGGAGTTGGATCCGGTTCTTTTGGTGGTGATACCACCTCGTCCGGTTCTTTGGGAGGGGTGTAGTTGGGGTTTCGCTCTGCTAGGCCCAATTCACACATCTCCTCCAAATTTTCCGGATTTTCTGTGAATTCTAAGAATTTTACCGGATCATTTTCAAATTTATTTCTAATATTTGATGGTAGTTCTTCGAACATTGTTTTGGCTTCCGCTACTATTTGCATGGATTCGAATAGGTCCATGCTTGAGTGATCGGCGTAAACACCGTCCTCTCTTATATGGGGCACTTGCCCTGATTTAGCATATTTTTTTAGAATGTAATTAATATCACATTCATTTTTAAAGGATTGCTTTGTTCTACCTTCGTTTTTCCCAAATTCTAATTTGGAAGATATTTTATCTTTAAATGGTTTTCTAATAGTAATATTCATTTTTTCCACGGTCCGCCTTTGCGGCCTCCTTGACGTTTAAATTGGTTGCTGTAATAACCTTCGTATTTAAAGGATTTATGTGTATTTTTTCTATCTGGCTTATCCGAAATTGTATTAGCCTTTTTTGGTCTTACAAATGTCTTTACTTTCTCCCAGGCGTTGTCGTGTTCCTGGGTAACAACATCTTTTGCAGCGTTGTATAGCTTTGCTGTATCTGATGCTATTTGTGCGGCTGGGTGTGCAATTGTCATGTTTTGCTTTGTATTTGCCATCTCTGTTGCCGCTTTTGCCGCCTGTACATGAGTTAGATTTTCACTTGCTTTTAGGTTCTTTACCTCCTGATTTAGCCTTTTTGCGTTTAATGCTGTTGAAACAGCTTGACCCATATCTGGCATGGTTGCCTGTGCTCCTCCTGAAGCCCTAGCGCCTGATCCTCCGGCGCTTAATATAGGGTTTAATCCTGCTTTTCGCAGGTCTTGTACTTCCCACTGATGGGCGTTTCTCGCCATCTGCTTTTGG